CCATCAACTTCTTCTGTTTCTTCTTTACGTTTCCTGCCCATAAATTCCCTTCTGATATGAATACCCCAGCTCCGGCACACACGACCGGAGACATACGTGGTGCCGGAGCTGGAGCGGAAAGATTACTTCTGGGCTGCACGCGCACGAGCGCGGGCCAGAATGTCAGCAGAGTCGCGCTTCGGGGCCGCCACCGCCGTAACTGGCGGGGCAGGCGGCGCAGGAGGAGCGCTAGAGAACAGATCCGCGACGCTCTCCTGAGCCTCAGCCGAAAGCTCAGCTTCGGGCTGCGGATCCCACGGAGCGACAGGCTCGGGCTTCGGGGCCGGACGACGAGCAGCCGGCGCAGCAGCGCGAGACTTCGGCGGTGCCGGCTCCTCAAGCTCCTCGACAGGCGTCTCTACGCCCTGAAACGTCGACGTGTTCTTCGGCAGCGCCCGGAGGTACTGCGGGAAATCACGCCAAGCGAAATCAAGCGCTTCGCGAGGGAACACCGGCGCCAGCATCTCAGCCTGCTCCTCGTACGCCGGCAGACGCAGATAGTCCGCCCACGTACCGGTTTCAGCCACAATGCGTTCCGCGTACGGCTCCAGCGAAATCTCCTGCCCATTGAACGTGTCATGCAGGACGCCAAAGTGCGTGTAGTCGCTCCGCGAGTGCGGGTAACCCACAATGTACTTGGCGCTCGCCGGACCACGCGCAAACTTCGGGCACTGGAACGTTGCCGGACCCTCAGCGCCGACAGCGATCAGATTGGCGGTGCCGCTCTTGAACGCTTCCGGCAGGATCGTAAACAACTTCGACTCGCCGAACGAGAGCATGTCACCGCTCAAGTATTCGCCGGTCTCTTCGTCACGGACGCTGAGCGCCGAATGCAGCGCTTCGGCCGCACTCGTCTTCAGTCCGATGATACGCGCATTCTTTTTCGGATCGTCGGAAAAAGCGCCGAGCACAATCTGCCCAGATGCGTCGACGTTTACCGCCGTCGCCGAAATGAACAGCGTCTTTTCGGGCTTCTTCAGCGAGCCGATGTGCGAGTTACGCACAAACTCTTTTGATAGCAATTCCGCGAACAGCCGTCCCAGCGTGGGGTGCGGGTTGTCCTTCGAATTGTCGTACGCCACTTTGCGAAGCACGTGCAGCGGGCTCTCGTACAGATTCACTTCGGGGTTACCGTCGTGAACGATGTAGCAGATGCCCGGGTTGCCAACCCAGTGCGCGCAGGTGACCAATCGGCTCCAGTCGCCGAAAGCCACGTCGTCGTGACCTTCACGGAAGTTGGCAAACACCTTGTTGCCATTTTCATCCGTTTTGCCCTCCTCGTAGATGGGCAGCAGCCGCAAGCAGAGGCCGTTACCGAGGAGTTCACCGCCAGCGGCAATCAGAATGTTGTTCTGCTTGCCGTAGGCATACCGGCTCTTACTGTTAGAGCCGCCGGTACCGATGTTATTGGCTTTACGGTACTCGGGATCAATAGCCGCCAGATTCGCCGCGTTATAGCGTGGCATAAAAACCTTTCTATGTAATTGAGGGCCCTATTGCCCTTGTTGGATGTCTGCAACTATAGCAGACAAAACCAATCTGTCCAGACCTACGCGTCACAAAACCAATCGATGCCCAAACCCCTAGATTTCTCGGGTTTCAGGTTCTCTCCCCAGTGGAAAAACACGTCCCGGCTCATGCCAAAGTGATACGGGCCCGCGTTTTCAATCAACGTACCGTCCAGCCTGCGCGGCCAAAACGGTACACCGTCGATCATGCAGTACGGGATAACTTCTTTGTACACCCGTTCAGCGTGTTCAAGCGGTACGATCAACACAATCGCGTCGTGAATCTGCAACGCGATCTTGTAGTCGATATCCGGGTGTTCTTCCCTGTAGCGGTAGAAGTTGTTGAGCGCGATAGACACCGCATCAGCAACGCCGCCTTGAATTGGGAAGTTCTGCGCCTGCCGTTCCTGCTCTCCGCGCACCGCCCGATCTCGCGACGGCGCAAACCTACGGAATCGACCGTACGGTCCCATCAACCAACCCGGATCTTGAGACCGTTCACGGCACTCGGCCAAAAACGTCTTCGTTCCGGGATACGACGTAAAGTAAGCCTCGATCATCGCCTGACACTGCTCGGCTGTAACGTCGTGACCTTCCTCTTTGCATTGACGCGCAAGGGCTTCGGCGCCGCGGCCGTACGGAATACCGAAATTCACGTTTTTGGCTGCCACGCGCAAACCCTTCACGCCCGCGTCGGCCATACCTTGCTTGGTCGGCACAACGCCGTCAAGGTGGAAGGTTTTCACGGCCTGCTGGCTGTGGATGTCGTAATGGTCTGGGTGATCCTCTGGCAGAAGATTACGCCGGACATGCTCGATCATATTTCTATCTTGGCTCAGCCACGCGAGGACCGCCAGTTCCGCACCAGTGAGGTCCGTTTCCATCCCGACGCAGCCCTTGGGCACACGCAGGATTGATCGTACCGGGTGCTGATATTTGTCTTTGCCGAGGATGCGCTTGTAGTCGTCTTCTCGGCGTGAGCTGAGGTTTTGGAGCGGAGGACGAGACGAAGATGCCCGGCCGGTTTCCTTCGTTTGAAACATGTGCGTACGAACTTTACCGTCTGCGTGGACACAACCGACAAGGCCCTTTTCGTACGTGTAATTACCGTTTTCATCGAGTTCAATTTCTCCGTCGTCGTTCTCAGTTGGTTTACGCAACACCGACTGCAACACCTGACTGATGAACTTGTAGTCGCGAATCTTGGCGGCCGTCGAGTTAACGTGTCCAAGAATACCCAAACTTTCTTTGTCTGTGCTGGGCGTTGCCGTGTCTGGATTAACGCCGCGATAGTGCAGTTCGTTCCAGAGCACAGGACGCTTTCCGGTTGTCTTAACCGGACGTAAATCCAGTGTCTGCGCGTCAGGCGGGATGGGCGGCGAGTTTGTGTACCTGTCGGCAAACGACCGCCCAAACAAAGCAATCGCTAGCTGGGGCTGCGACTTCGGGTTGAACGCCGGCCAGTTTAACTCGTCACGAATCTCCGCCAGCAGCTGGTTCTGCGTGTTCATGAACAGGGTTGTCAGCTCGTCGGCCCGATTACGGTCGATGTCGAGCCCGGTCATTTCCATTTCTAGAAACGCCAGCGACGCGTTGTGCGCCGTCCAGTACGGCAACCAGCAGTCATGGCCAGTGCTCGAACGGGCAACAATCCCGTCGGTCCCGTCTGTGCCGTAAAACTTCATCATAATCCGCCGCGTGACGTCGGCGTCGTAGGACGCGTACGGATGCAAGATATGCGCCGGGCACTCGCCGTAACCGCCGACTTCGCCAGCTTTCAGCTTGTTCTCGGCGCGGTACTTTTTCTTCCACTCGTCCAGCGGCTCCCAATAAGTCGGCGCCGCGGTAAACCGCATCGAACACTCGTCGAGCCCGTAGCGAGCACACTCGTTTACGGCGTGGTACATCAAACTG